GGCGGATGGATGAGGAGATGAGGCGATGAAAAAACTGTACATAGGATTATATCTACTGGGTTATTGCGTGAGCTTGATGCTGTCGGTTGGAATTGATTTAGCAGACCTTCAATCCATCAGAAGCTCTGGGCGCGACTGAAGGCGAGAAAGAGTACGAAGCAAGAGGAATGCTGGAGGGAGCTACAGCAAGCGGTCAGAGTCATGCGCGCGCGTGTCGAGGACTGCCGATCAAGCTTCGCGCGGCTTGGCGACATACTCAAAAGCGTTGAATCACTGCAAATGCGTCGTCCGTATAAATAGAAAACCTTCCGAGTGAGTAGGACACATGCATGAGCTGGAACCCACGGCGCAAGGGCTGGGTAGGCAGAGAACGCGATCCCACGCCGCCAGTCCCGCCGACGTCGAAGGAGGTTCCCATGCCGCCTGTGGCTGAGGAACTGGTGCTGATCGTGCCAGACTTTCCTACCTTCAGCCCTGTTGCGATCGCGGTGCTACTCAATATGAATCGTGGGCAGGTTCATTATTATCTCGAAGCTGCATTATGTCAACGATAGTATCGGTCATCGGTACGTGTTGCGGGCAGATTTGGTAGAATTCGTGCGCGAGTATCTGAAAAAGACGGTGCAGGACTAACCCTTACAGACTAAACTACCGTTGCAACAACCCTCTTGACGACATTTTGGTTTTCTGTTACTTCCTGAAACCGTATGAAACTTCCCCACTGGGTCGAGAAGGATCTTGAGCAGTTGCCGATGGATTTCACGGGGCAAATTGTCATCGAATGTTATCGCGGCGGTGTCACGCGACGGGATTTTATCGATCGACGCATTGCGTCAGAAACCGTGCCATCCGCGAAGCATGTGCTCAGTGCGTAAATAAGTAGTTGCGGCCATTTCAGGATACCCCTGAACGCCGTCTTGAGAGGAATTCGTTCCTCTTGGGGCGGCGTTTATCTTTTTGGAGCACCGATGGCAGAACCCACGATCGAGACCATGCTGGAGAACGTGCGCACCGCGATGAACACCGCGCTCGTCGCTGGTGGCGCGATCGAGTGGGAATACAACGGGCGTCGAGTGCGGCACGATTACAACCAACTTCTTGAAATAGAAAAATCACTCATGCTGCGTCAGTCCACCGCTGCCTCCAACGGAAGGCTCGGCACCTTAGCCGCCTTCGAAAGCCGCCCCACATGACGCTGCGCGAAGTCCCCCGCATCACGCTTACGACCATGGAACGGCTCGGCGCCTACGTAGACTCGGCCATTGCGGTGATTGCCCCACGCTGGGGTCTGTCTCGCCTGCAGGCCCGGGCCCACACGAAAATGCTGAGCACCTATCGCGGGGCGGAAAAGTCGCGCCTGCGTGGCGATTGGAAGGCTTTGAACGGCTCCGCTGACGCCGATCTGCTCGGGGATCTGCCCACGCTCCGTCAACGCTCCCGCGATCTGAACCGCAACGATGCCCATGCCAGCGCAATCACTGGCACCGTCGTGGCCAATGTCGTGGGCACTGGGCTGAAGCCACAAAGCCGCCCTGATGCGGAGGCCTTGGCGATCACGCCGGAGGAGGCCACCGTGTTTGCTCGCCAAGCCGAACGCGCCTGGCGCCGCTGGTGTCCCACCGCCGACAGCCAGAACCGCATGGACTTCTACGAAATACAGGGGCTGGTGAAGCGCCAGATCCTGGAGAACGGCGAAGTGTTTATCTTGCCGCTCATGATCTCGGACGAACCAGGCCGGCGCTATCGGTTGGCGCTGGAAGTCATCGAAGCCGATCGGGTGAGCACCCCACCGGGACAGACGACGAATCGGAGCATGCGCGACGGGATCGAGCTCGGTGACCGGGGCCAGCCGATCGCGTATCACATTCGCAAACGCCATCCGGGCGACATCCTGCTCGGTCAAGCTGGAGTCGCTGGCACACAGGACTGGGTGCGCTATCCCGCCGTGAACGCGGCAGGACGGAAAAACGTGCTGCATCTCTACGCGGTGAAACGCCCGGGACAGACACGCGGCGAACCGTTCTTTGCACCCGTCCTCTCGGCCTTCAAAGATTTGGGCGATATGTTCGAAGCGGAGATTGTGGCCTCACGCGTGGCCGCCTGTTTCGCCGCCTTCGTCACCAAGACCGATCCCTACGGCAACCTCCAGAGCAACACGAACATCGATGCGGCCGGCCGCAAGCTCGATTCGCTCGAACCCGGCATGATCGAGTACTTGAACGCCGGTGAGTCCGTGACGTTCGGCGATCCGAAGCGCCCGAGTGGCACTTTTGCGCCGTTCGTGGAAGCGGTGCTGCGTAGCATCGGGAGTTCGCTCGGGCTCCCGCTTGAATTGGTCCTCAAAGACTTTTCCAAAACGAATTACAGCAGCGCCAGGGCTGCATTACTCGAAGCCCGCCGATATTTTCGCGCCGATCAAACCTGGCTTGCCGCTCGCCTCTGTCAACCGTGCTGGGAATGGGTACTGGAGGAGGCCTGGTTGCGTGAGGACTTACCCGCTGTCGATCTGTTCGCCGAGCAGCGCGAAGATTGGCTGCGCGTCTCGTGGATTGCGCCGGGCTGGGGCTGGGTCGATCCCGTCAAGGAAGTGGAATCGTCGAAGATCGCGATCGAGACCGGTCTTTCGACCCTGGCGGATGAATGTGCCTCGCAGGGTCGGGATTGGGAAGACGTCATGACGCAGCGACAACGCGAAGAGGCGAAGCGCAAGGAGTTGGGACTCGCCGCGCCCATGGCCACGCCGTCCGGACCAGGACGACCGACCGAGCAGCCCGCTGATGACGCACCGGCCAGGCCGGCCGCACGACCACCAGTCGCCGAAGAGGTGGCCGCATGACCGATCTTGCCGCTGTTCTCAATCATGAACTGGACTTAGGCCTCGACGGCGAAGGCCGCTGGCATCGCTCCAGTGTGGCGCGTGGAATTGTCCTGCGTGACGGGACGCCGATCGAATCTCCACCAGTGGATCGAGCCCAAGGGATTATCTACGGGTATTCCGTGATCAGTGAAGGTCCGGCACTGGGCCACGACTCCGCGATCGATCAGACCACGATGGGGCAAGTGGTGGCACTCGGGAATCAGGCGACGCACGGCATCAAGTCCCGCTTCGATCATCCGAACGCGAGCAACACATCGATGGGGACCTTTCTTGGGCGCACAAAGAACTTTCGGAAATCCGGTGATCGCGTCCTTGGGGATCTCCACTTGAGCGAATCCGCCAAAGAAGCGCCGCAAGGCGATCTGTATACCTACGTGCTCGGCTTGGCGGAGCGCGATCCGAATGCGTTTGGGGCCTCGATCGTATTTGAAGGGAAGTTCGAATCGCAGCTCAACGAGGATGGGACGGAGAAGAAAGACGCGCAGGGGAAGCTGCTCCCGCGTCTGACGAGGGTGGATTCCCTACTCGCGTCCGACGTGGTCGATGATCCAGCCGCGAATCCCGGGGGACTCTTCGACAAGGGCGACCGTCTCGCCTCGAAGATCACGGCATTTCTCAATCGCTGGGCGCAGCACGATCTGCTGCCGCAGCTCCAGGCCTTCCTGGCACTTCACAAGGAGGACGACACCATGGCAGAGGCAACCGCAACCGTACCAGTGACCAGTCATGAACAGTTAGCAGAAGCACGGGCTGCAGGTGTGCAGGCCGAGCGCGATCGCGTGGCGGCGATTCATAAGTCATTCGCGGCGGTCTGGGGCGAGCAACCGCCCGCAGGGGAACTCAAAATCCGAGACGGCTTGGTTGATCTCGGCATCAAGGTTGACGAGGCGGAAACGGAATTCAAAAAGCGGAAGCTGACGCAGATCACCGAGGCCGCACCGAAGACGGCGGGTGGAGGGGCCGAGACGATCACGACGCAGGTGATCGATCTCTCGAAGCTCCCACTCGAAGACCGCTGCAAGGTGGAGTGGGACTCCACACCGGCACTCCGTGAAGAATTCGGTCAGCTCTCGGTCTATCAGTCGTTCAAGAAAGCGGAGGCAACGGGACAGGTCAAGATTCTGAAAAAGTAAGGCGAGCGCGGAAGAGTCCCTAGCACTAATTCGAATCGAAACAGGAGGACGACATCATGGCGACATTGGCCGTAGACAAACCCCGAGCACAGGAACTCGGGATGACGAACGACATTCCCGTGATTGCTGCTGACATCATCTTTGAGGGCGCGGCCGTCGGCGTGGTGGATGCCACTGGCCATGCCCGCCCGTTGAACGCTGCGGATCGCTTTGCCGGCTTCGCAATGACTCGGTGCGACAACTCGCTCGGCGCCGCCGCAGCGAAGAACGTGAGGGTGTTGCAGAGCGGCAAGGTGCAGCTGCCGGTGACCGGTGCCGTGATCACCGATCTGGGACAGCCGGTGTATGCGAGTGACGACGACACGTTCTCCTTCGTGCCGACGGCCGGTGTTTTCATCGGATTCGCGCATCGGTTCGTGTCCGCCGGTGTCGTCGTCGTCCGATTCGACGCGCCCGGCCTCACCGATCCCTACGGCGCATGGCCCATTCGGGAAACGCTGGCCGGGGTCAAGACCTTCGATGCGCAGGATTGCGGCAAGGCGTTCTTCTGCACCGCCGCCGCCGATGGCGATGCGCTCACGCTGCCGGCGATTGCCGACGGACTCAACGACATCCTCATCGTGGCCATCGACGCCTTCGGCACGACGCAGATCAAGGTCGATCCGGCGGCAGTGGACAATATCCGCGCGGCCGATCTCGCCGCCGTGGATAACAAGGATTTGTTACTCACGAAAGCCACGCAGCGCCGGGGCGACAGTGCTCGGATCTTTCTGGGCGATGCCGACGGCTATTCGGCGAGTATCAAAGGGATTTGGACGGCGGAAGCCTAATCCTGACCGCACGAGGACGAATCAACAGTTCACTGAACGGACAAGGAGGGCGCAACCATGGGTGGATCAGGACTGGGGAGCCGGGCGATTATCGGCACCTTCTACGAGACCTTGGGGCAGGCGATCGGGAGCACCTGGATGGGACAGTTGGCCATGGGGTTCATCTCCGATCAGGAGAGTGAAACCTACAAATGGCTGGGCGCCACGCCGGCGGTCCGGGAATGGATCGGCGGACGGCTCGCGAAGGGCTTGCGCGAGAACGGCCTGACCATCACGAACAAAACGTTCGAAGCGACGTTGAAGATTGCCGTGGACGATCTCCGGCGCGATAAAACCGCGCAGATCCTGCTGCGGATTCGAGAAATGGCCGATCGGGTGGCGGCGCATCCGATGAGCCTCATTTCCACGCTGATCCGCAACGGCGGGACCGCAACGAACGGACTCGCCTACGACGGGCAGTTCTTCTTCGATACCGACCACGCCGAAGGCGACAGCGGCACGCACAAGAACGATGTCGCCGTGGGGGATTTTGCGGTTCTCAACGTTGCGGACCCCGCAGTCCCCACGGCGAAAGAAATGGCGGACGCCATTCTGTCAGTCCTGCAGCATTTCTTCACTTTCAAAGACGATCAGGGGGAGCCGATCAATGAGTTGGCGCGGCAGTTCCTGATTATGACGCCGGTGAATATGTGGGGGAGCGCGCAAGCGGCGGTCACGGCGAATCAACTGAACACGGGTTCCGGATCTGTCGATAACACGCTGATGAAAATGGGCATGACGTTACAGGTGGCGGTCAATCCGCGCCTCACGGCCACGGATCAGTTCGCGGTGTTCCGTGCCGATGGGCGCACCAAGCCCTTCATTGAGCAAATCGAAGAAGGCATCTCCATCAGCGCGATTGCCGAGGGCTCGGAGCACGAATTCAAGGAGAACGAGCACCTCTACGGGGTGAAGAAGATCACCAACGTCGGCTACGGCATGTGGCAGCACGCGATTCGCGCCACGCTGAGCTAAGGTGACTGGGTGTCCTGAACCGATGCGGGCGTCTCAACCATGAGGCGTCCGCCTGAGATGAGGTGC